TATGCAACGTGCATACAAAGCCGCGACCAAAGCAAGCATCGATGAGCTTGAAGCACTAGAGGGACGAATAGCCGAGCGTGAAGCCAACGGCGAACCGCCAAGCGAAACCATACTATGGATGCGTCAGCGCATTATCGACAACATCGAAGAGTTAGGCAGGAACCTAAAAAAGTTTAGCATCGAGGGGGCACAGATAACCGCTGATGGACAACTCGAATCTGCCATCCTTGCGAATGAGGCGAGCGGGAGCTTGGTTGAAACGGCAGCTGGTCGTAAACCGGCAGGCGTTACACTCGGAAGTTCATGGACAACCTTGCCCGATGAATCCCTCCAAGCCTTTGTCGGTTTTTCGGGTGATGGAAGCCCTCTGGGTGTCTTATTTGAAACAATCCCGCAGGTAACCACAGATGCCATGCAGATGGCGCTTGTACAGGGCATCAGCCTCGGTGAAGGTCCACGGACTGTAGCACGGCGTGTACGCAAAGCAGCTGATATCGGCAGGAGCCGTGCAGAGACGATAGCCCGGACAGAGATGATACGGAGCGCCCGTGAAGCGCAACGGCAACTGTATACGCAGAACATTGCAGTGCAGGGATACCGACGGCAAGCCACACAAGATAGCCGAGTATGTCTTGCATGTCTGGCATTGTCTGGCACTCTACACAAGACCGATGAAATCATGCCTAGCCATCCGAACTGCCGGTGTGTGATGATTCCGGTTACTTTGTCATGGGCAGAGATTACCGGTGATTCTTCTATCCCTGACACGCGCCCAGCGGTAGCCACGCCTGATCGAATCCTTGCTGGTTTGTCTGAGTCTGACAAGATGGCCATCATGGGACCGGCTAGATATCAGATGTATCTAGATGGCAAACCGCTTGCTGATTTCGTGCAGGTGGAACCGAATATGGATTGGGGCCCTACAACCCGTGTATTGCCTCTGAGAAGCCTTGTGTAGGCACTGTGGGATACTGAAGCCATGGACGTGTTGACATCTACTGTAGACGGTATCAAGAGTGACAGGCTTGGCTATGTCAAAGGTTACCTTGTACGCTTTGGCGATACCCAAAGTGCTGACCTTGAGGGCGATTACTTCACGCCACAAACCGACTACGGTTTCCCTATAACCGAAGGCAAGCGCGTACCGCTCAACGTGTACTACCACCACGGTATGGATGCTCAGGTCGGCAAGAAGTCTATCGGTACTGGCTTCATCAAGATGGACGATACCGGCCTGTGGTATGAAGCACAGCTAGACATGGCTGACGAATACGGGAGCATGATTGCGAAGCTCTGCAAGCAAGGCAAGATGGGCTTTTCCTCTGGTGCAGCAGGGCATCTGGTTGAGCGCAAGAGTATGGGCGGTGCTTCTGAAATCACACGCTGGCCTATCGCTGAGGCAAGCATAACACCGACACCAGCCGAGTATCGCAACAGTGTCAAAACCCTCAAGGAGTATTACGGTATGGAGCCGATGGAAGAAGAAGAAATGGTAATGGCTCCAATGCCTGAGCAATCAGCCGCCGAGTATGCCGCTGAGATATTCAAGGAAGCCGAAGGCGAACTAATCCACGAAGGGCTTGAAGCCTACTGGGATGCGCTTTCCGGTGCAATGGAAGTAATCGAAAGTGCCGACATGGCTAATGCCTTGGTCGATGCTTTTGCAGAACGTGCAAAGGCTCTATATGCCATGCACGGGAAAAAGTGTATTCACCCTGTATCGTTGCGGGGTGTAGAACGTCGGCTGCGGGATGCAGTCGGTCTTAGCCGGTCAAGCGCAAAGCGCCTTGCCCCTGTTGTCTGGGATTCACTGCGGGACGCAGACCAGCCAGAAGTGCAACCGGAACTCGTAGTAGAGGCGAAAGCCACCGACATAGACGAACGCCAGGAACTGCTGGCGCGTCTGGAGTTGCTAACACAACTATGAATTTGACACAACTACAGAATCAGAAAGAATCTGTGCTTGCTACCGCACGGGAGCTTGCTTCCGGTAATGGTGACCTTGCACAGGTCAAATCCCTTATGGCTGAAGCCAAGGGCATTGAAGAGCGTATCGAGACCATCAAGGCACTCGGACAGAGCCACCCAGTAGCAACGGAAGTTGCAGCTGAGCAACCATGGAAATCCGGCGGTGTTGGCAAGAACCCATTTTCCGGTACTCGTGACGAGGCAAACTGGAAGGCTTACGCATGGGGTCAGTGGGGACGCTCTATCATGGGCAACCGCAAGGCCGCTGAGTGGGTCAAGAACAACCTGAAGGCACAGTCCGAAGGCACGACAACCGCTGGTGGTTTTACAGTCCCAGATCCGTTGTCCTCTGAGCTTATCTACCTGCGTGAGCAGTTCGGTATTGCTCGCCAAAACTGCCGTATCTACCCGATGTCTAGTGACGTTCTCAACGTTCCTAACGCTACCCAGTCCACCACGGTTTACTATCCGGGTGAAAACACGGCTATCACTGCAAGCGACTTGACCTTTGCACAGGTCAACTTGGTTGCCAAGAAGCCATCGGTTCTTACTCAGGTATCTAAGGAACTGGCAGAAGATAGCATCATCGACTTTGGTGCAACCCTTGCCCGTGATATGGCTTATGTTCTTGCTCGTGAAGAAGACCGCGTTGTTTTCAACAATGCAGTAGACTCCACATCTGGTCTAGATGGCATCCTTTATGCTATCTACAGCAGCAACGGAACGAAGGCTAATATTGCATCATTGCAGGTCTTCACAACTGGTCAGACAATCACTTACAGCCCGACACTTGCTAACCTCAAGGGTATGGTTGCAAAGCTCCCAACATACGCCGCTAACGCGAAGTGGTTTATGCACAAGGAGATTTGGTACAACGCCATCGCTCCTCTGCTTGATGCTCTTGGTGGAAACTCGATTATGGACATCCAGAACGCATACGGCCCAACGCCTATGCTCTATGGTTATCCTGTTGTCTTTGTGCAGAATATGCAGAAGACATTGGCAGCATCTACGCCTTACATCCTCTTGGGTGACCTGAGCGTTGGTACTGCATTCGGTGACCGCCGAAGCGTTACCATTGAGGTATCAGATCAGCGCTACTTTGTTGAGGATGCTTTGGCATTCAAGGCAACCGAGCGGTTCGCATTCAAGGCCTTTGACATCGGTAACGTTGATTCAACAGCAGCCAACCGTGTCCCTGGCTCGCTTATCGTTGGAGCATCCGCAGCTACATAAGGCTAGCGGTTTCTATCTCAAGCCCTCGGCAGACGTGCCGGGGGCTTTTCCCTTGTGTGGGATACTGAAACCATGATGACACGAGCCGAAGCGATAGCACAGGTATCCCTTTTTTTGGATGCCCAGTCCTACCCGCAGATGTCCACAACCGAGATAGGGAGCATCCTTGATTCCTTCTCACGGTTCACCACTTGGACGGCATCCACAGCGTATTCTGTTGGCGATCGTGTTGTACCTGTTGTTCCTAACGGTCGTGTATACGAATGCAGAGTTGCAGGCACGAGCGCAACCACAGAGCCTGATTACCCGGCTTACCCGGAATATCAGTTCAAGGGTTTTAGTATTGAGGATGGCTCATCGGATCCACGGTTGACATGGGTTGACCAAGGCCCGGCTAACGTGGAGCGTTACGACGTACGCACAGCCACCCGACAAGGTTGGCTTATCAAAGCTTCTCGATGTGCTTCCGATATCGATGCCAAAGAAGGCACAAGCGATGTGAAGCTTTCGCAACTCAAGGCACACTGCCTAAGCATGGCAGAGCGATACAGACCGGTGGTGTTCGCATGAGCCCTATCCTCCGTGCAACGCTGAGTGCTGGCATGGTGCGTAACATCTGCCAAACGCCTATAGAGGTACACCGTTTCACCCTCACAGAAGATGGGCGTGGCGGTGTTACTGAGACATGGCGCAAGGTTGCCGAGTACAAGGGCAGGCTGTCCAATCAATCAGACACTGAGAGCATCGTAGGCGGTGGCATCCAGCCATCAGCCACATGGAGCATTACCCTTGCGGTCAGTGCTGATGTTATGCCGAACGACCGCATCTATGTTGTCGGGGATGAATCAAAATACTACGATGTTGTTGGTACAGACTTTGGTCAAACAGACCTGATCGTGCAACACGTTGGATTAGTGGAGCGGGTGGCATGATGGCAGAATGGATGCAACTAGGGGCAGTGATTGGTATCCCTCTGATTGCTAGTATCAGCGGGCTGTATAAGATGCTCTGGGATATCAAGTCAGACATCCGTATTCTGGTACATGATGCCAAGCAAACGGAAGCGGATTTGGTAGTGATAAAAAAGGCGATAGCAAGACTAAGCGAGCGAGTAGCAGCACTGGAGGCACGACATGGGTAGCATTTCAATCAAGCGGTTAGTGGTCGTTGTGATCGTGGCTTTCGTGGCTTCCTTCACGACCGTTTTCGGCGATGGCATCCGTACTGCACAAGCGCAAGATATCGCCGAGCTAGGCGCAGTGATGGCACTCTACGGGAGCAAGGCGGTAGCGGCTGGCGTCTCCGCTGCGGTGAGTTCTGTGCTGGCTTTCTTGACGATGCCGTTCAAGGGTGTTGAGGCAAGTGCGTTAAAGGTGGGCAAATGAACCTCCAGAATTTCTACATTCAAAAGGAACCTGCACCGTCTACCGATTGGCTAGTCTTTGGTGACATCGAAGATGACAACGGCAATATCATCGGCACATTTGGACCTGATGGAACATCTGTCAATACTTGGTGGGTTCAACAAGATGAGGACTTTCAATCAGGTATTGTCAATCAATTTGCTGTGATTATGGCTCAACAGATCGTGGCAGGAACAGCTGAATAATGGCGACATATTACGTTCGTACAGATGGCAATGACGCAAATACTGGTTTAGGTCCAGCGACCAATCAGGCGTGGCTAACCATTACAAAAGCATTAGGTGCAACAGGTATCGGGTCAGGTGACACGCTATACATTGCTCCCGGTGTTTATCGTGGAAACTTTGTCATCAATGCATCCGCATTCAGCGCAGCGACCTACATCATTGGTGATGTAACAGCATCACAATTCACTGGTGTCAGTGCTGGTGATGTTCGTTTAAGTTCACGAGCAAACGACACATCTGCTTTGAGTGGCAACTCTCTTACTGGTACATCTAAACCATTCCTAAACATCAGCCAGATTTACTTCGATGGTGCTATATCGCTTGACCAGTGCAATAACTTAGTTATCGAAAAGTGTTTATTTTTTGGGGTCAATGAAGCAGTAGGGGTCTGTTTAATTGGTAATGCGACTGGAGCAACTACTCGTAATATTTTTAGACGAAACATCGTTATCTCCGGCACAGCCAACAGTTCAAATAATACTGGATTCGTAACCACTGAAAGAGTAGCGTCACAAGGTACAAGTGTTAGTGACTGTTTGTTTATAACCTCATGTTTTGGTGCTTACACTTCAGCGACTGTGTCAAATGCAGACGCACGTTACTTCAACTGCACCTTTATGGGTTATGCACTTGGAGCGCACTTCAGAGTGCCGGGCAATACACCAAATACAGCTTCATTGACTAACTGTCTATTCATCAATGGAAGCAGCTCGACTGGTGTCCTGACATCTGGAACACTTGGCAACTTTACCGAGAATTACAATCGGTTTATGATGCCGGGAAACATCAGGACAAATGTTGCCACCGGCGCAAACTCAATTACTACTATTGGTTGGGATGGTGTCGAATATGGTCAATCCCTATTGATGGGTTATGACTACAAGCAAATGTTTACAGCACTTGCAAACAGTCCAAATATTGATTTCGGTACAAGTACAAATGCGCCTGCTACTGACATGTATGGCGTAACGTGGACAGGTACAACACCAACCGCTGGATCTGGTGCTTTTAGGTCGCTAAATGGGGCTGGAACATATGTGCCAACCGAGCGCAACGCCTCGACCATCACAATCGCTCCCGGAAGTACATCACAAAGCATCGAGCTGTACCTCGGTGCTACAGGTCTAACAGCTTCTACAAGCGGTCTGTCAGCCCGTTACAATCGCACAAGGACTGCAAGCGTAAACATCCCTCTAGTAGCCCGTACAATCGCACAGGCGTGGACATCTGGTGGATTTGCGGAGGTAGACGCAACCAATATGCCGGGCGTGTATAGACTTGACATCCCTGATGCTGCGCTTGCTGCTGGTGCTGACGATGTCACGATTGTTGTACGTGGTGCGTCTGGTACTAACGGTGCGGTAATGACGGTAAAGTTGTCCTCTGGTGGCTTGACATCAGCGCAGACTGCATCAGCTGTGTGGGGTGCTTCACCTGCTGGTTACGGTGACGCTACAACCTTTGGCGGTGTAGTCAATCAAACCGATAGTGTGGTCAATGGCATTGACAATGAAGTGCAAGACATCGCAGGCAACGTATGGGACGAGCTACGCTCAGGACATACAACGGTAGGCACATTCGGCCAGTATGTCAATGCTGAACTGGTTACTCCGGTAACATCAGCCGCTCTGGTTCGCATGGGGCCGTTTGAAGTTAGGGCTGATGGCTTGGGGGCATCGGATCCGCTAGACATCCAGAAGGGCGCACAGCACGGCATTGATATCCAGTGTGTAGACAACAATGGAGCCGGGATTGACATCACGAGCGCAACGGTAACGGCTAAGGTCTACAACAGTGGTGCAACGCTGGTTGACACTTACTCCTGTACGGCAACCTATGCAGCTGATGGACGTGCAACCTTTACCATTGACACGACGGTAACTAACGTACCTGGCACTTACACTGCAACTATTACACGCACAACGGGTGCATCTGATACGCAGATCTTTGGTCCACTGCGAATCTATGTGAGGGATATTTGATGGCATTGATTTATGATTTGACTGAAGACCCTCAGCAGGTCGTGCAAGTCTCCGCTTGGGTCGGAGACTGGCACTCCTACGTTGTGCGCTTGGTGGACGAACTGGGAAGCCCTGTAGACATCACTACCGGTACTCTTGGTGCAATCTTCACTAACATCCAGACCGGCTCAACGTATACGTTTCCATCCGGTAGTGTGACCTTGACAAAGCAGTACAGCGCACAAGGCATCCTTAGTGTGTTGAATCCTGCGGCTTATCCGACAGCGGCTGATATCAGGCTAACGATTTCCTTTACGGTATCAAGCACGGTGAGGCGCTTTGGACCACTTGAGATTGAGGTTCTGGCTCCGTGAATGTTACTGTCTCACTCAAGACCACTGGTCTAGATGCCTACAAGGCGAATCTAGGCAAGATCACTATGATTGTGGGTAAAGCTGCGGCAGACGTTGAAGCCAACGCTAAAACCAGTATTGCCATGAGTAGCGGGCATTACAAGGAATATAAATCAAAACGTGGTGATGACAAGATTCACTGGTCAAGCCCTCCCGGTTCACCACCTAATAGCGATACGGGCTTCCTTGCTAATAGCATCACTCACGCGATGCAACTAGATAGAAGCAAGGGTGTATCTGCAACGGTCAAGGCTGATGCAAAGTACGCAGTACCGCTTGAGCTTGGATGGACTTCTAATGGTGGCAACTCTGTACCTGCTAGGCCGTTTATGGAACCGGCGCTCATGGCTATTAGACCAGTCTTTGTTCGTGCGCTTAGAAACGTTTTACGAGGCCAATAATGTCGTACGAAATCCCGACTATAGATCAATGGATTTATGAAACATTAACGGGTGATACTACGCTCGCTGAGTTGCTTGCGCCTGATAACAAGCCGGGCGGTTATCAGATGGGTATTTACAATAGTGTTGCGCCTCAGATTGACCCTATAAGCCGCAAGCAGGTTCAAGTGCCTTACGTGGTCTTTTCGTCTACATCGCAGACCGTGGTAGAGCGTAGCTTGTGTAATGGCAGATTCCTCACCGACAGCGGGTATCGGATTACCGTGTGGGATACTGCAAGTGGAGCCGTGAGCATGGCGAGAGCGCAAAACATACTAGCAAGGATTGATACTCTGCTCGATGGGCAGACAGTAACAAGCACAACGCCAGACCTGTTTTGCACTCGCGATGTAGCCGGACAATCCTTTGTTTTGTCGGAAGGTGGTCGGACTGATGTTGCCGTAACCGCCACGTACATCATTCAGTCTGTGGAGTAACTTATGCCAACACCTATTCTAGTCAGCAACGCAATTGTAGAGATATCATTTGGAACCGATCCGCAGCTAGGCGCATCGCCTACGCCTGCATCGCCTTCCACTGGTTATACCTGCCAAGCAAAGAGCGTCCGTGCTTCCATCCAGTCGAGCACGATTGATATCTCTACCCTTTGTTCTACCGTCATTGAGACCCTTGAAACCCGTAAGACGGGTACGCTTGAGATTGAACTCTATGTGGACAAGACCACTGGCCCTATCTTCCGCGACAAGGTTGGTTACTTGTGCAAGGTTGAAATCGACCTTGATGGTGCTGGAACAGTGGCATCTATGACCAAGGTCTACAATGGCTTGGTGACTGATGCGACAACTAACCTTACTCCTGGTGAAGTTAGCACAGAGACTGCAACCATCACCCTTGGCGGATTCGGCTTCACAACGGTGGTTAGCTAATGGGTTTGTCCCGCATTGATGCGCTGAAGCGGGAAGAAAAAACAGCCCTTGAAATCGACTTGTTTGAAGTAACCGGAGAGCATGACATCATCCGGTTCCGAGAACCAAGGGCTGCGGATCTTTTCCCTAATCCAGAACTCAAGCAGGAGATGAAAGTTGCCTTTCCTGAGTTTCCGGCGTTGATGTTGGATCAAGTGTGCTTACTTGGTAAGACCTACATAAAAGATGAAACCGATACTGAGGTATCGCCTATTCGGTCTTTTGGTAGCCTTGCCCGTAACCACCGTGATGTGTTTCTTTTCATCTTTGCCAAGCACTGGGAGTACTTCCAACGTGGAACGGTAGATGAAGAGGTAAGTGAAGTAAAAAACGCCTCTACGGAGTAGCCGGAGAATTTCTCTACTACTCCGTGAACAGGTTAGGTCGGCATCCTTCCGAGCTTGATTTATCAATCGGACAAGTGTACGAGGTTGTATGGGCTGGAAGGCATCAAGACAAGATGGAAGATGCACGGTGGGAAGCCCTCATCAAAAGTCTTCAAGGTAGGGTGCTATGACAGTCGCAGAACTCATTGTAAAACTATCGGCAGTAGGCGGTGACGAGGTCAAACGGAAACTCAACGAGACCGAAAAAGACCTAAAGAAAACCGCCAAGGCTGCCGAAGAAACTAAGAAGCCGTTTGAAGACCTTGAGATTGCTGGGATCAATGTTAGTACGGCCATAAAAAACGCTGGCAAAGCCTTTGCTTCCATTACGCCTGAGATGGCGATGATTGGCGGTGGGATTGGTATAGCAACCGTGGCGGTGGTTGGTTTCACAGCTGCAATGCTTGGTTTATCTACAGCATCCTACAAGATGCTTTTTAATAGCCGTGCGGCTGGTATTGAGTTTGAAGCCATGAAGGCACGGCTTGAAGGTCTGACGGGTTCCGCAACCAGAGCGCAGGAGATGCTTGCTTTGGCTGCTAAGGAAGCCGGGCCGTCGATGTTTACCACTCAGCAACTTGAGATGGCAATGGTGAACCTTGCTGCCTTTGGTCAGAACGTTGAGCGCGTCCTTCCGATGATTACTAAACTTGGTCAGGCTATGGGAGCCGATCAAGAGAAACTCATGCAGTACGTTCGTGGTTTCAATATGCTCAAGCAAGGGCAACTTCCGGAACTCGAAACCATGGGTGCAATGGGTGTTAGTAAAGGTGACCTCACAAAGAAGGGCATCAAGTTTGATAGCCAAGGAAGCCTAATCAGTTCGGCGGAAGTTACCATGTTGGCTTTTGAACGCATCATCAACGAGAAGTTCTCCGGTGCAATCAAGAAGTCAGCTGAAACCACACAGGCCATGGAGGCAACGATTACCGACTCCATGCAAATGATTCAACGAGCATTCGGTGAAACTACAAACAATGCCCTAAAGCCGTTCTTGATTAGCCTTGGTAGTATCTTCAAATCTATTGCAGATAGCCAGTTCCCTAAGTTATTTGCCGAGCAAATGATGAAACCTTTACAGGCTTTGGTTGGTGTAGGAGACAGCCTTAAATCTGTATTCTTAGATGTGTTGGCCACACTGGCATCTATTGCCAATGTAATCCCGCGCAATCTTACTAACCTCATTACTCAGTTTAGGGACATTCAAAAGGAAAAGAATCTACTCACAAAGGCTGGGATGATTGGAGAACTTGCGTATAAGTTCACACCCGGTGGCATCATGGAAGGTGGCGTAAGTGAAGGCTACGCTTTCGCTGAAGACTTCAAGAAGTTTAGACGCTCATTTGAAATGAAGAGACCGGGTGCAACAGTAAACGAAGCCCGTGCATTATTGCCTTTTGGTGCTGAGTCTAAAATCAAGGCTGATAAAGACAGTAAGGATGTCAAGAGTAACCTTCAGAAGATTGAATCCAATACCAAGAAATCAGCGGATCTACTTGACCTTAGACGGCAGACACTCGGTGGTGGTGAGATGGGCAGACTCGGCATTACGGGTGCTGAACTTGCAGGCATGGGCATGAACTACCGCAGTGAGATAACCAAGGTAAAACCAATCCGTGGAGACACCATGGTTACCCGTGGCATCAAGGACATGATTCAAAATAACATTCTGTTTGCCGTCAATGGTGGACAGGGAATGCCGGTACGCTAATGGCTGGACAGATGCGCGTAATCATGGACATCAGCGAGCCACGCCCATACAAGGGCAGGCTTGCTGTTGGTGCTGACGGTAGTACCTGGGACTATACAAAGTCTGAAAATGTTTGGATTGATCCGTGTACATCTACGGTCATGCTCAAGCCTTTGCCGCTCACAACCGCATGGAAGTCCACCTTTACCGGAAACTACGCTAGATACGGCATCAGTGACTTTACAGGCACAGACATTGCTAAGTGGCATCAGTTGGCAATTTCAAAGAGCGTCAATGATAAAGGGCTGAAGCAGTTATCTACATCAACCCTACCAATCAACCTAACAACTGCACTACCGGCGAACTGCCCGATGTACTTCAAGTATTATCGGAACAGTGTGCAGGAATCTGGCGATGATACTTTCTTGGTACTTGGCTACAATGTCGGTGGTGGTGGTTCAGCACCGAACAACTTCAGTGTGCAGGTGAAGTTTAGAGACAACGGATCTATTGCAATCTTTAGGAATGGTGTACTCCAAAAGGAATACGACCGCTCCGGTTCAAACTTCAGTAGTGCTAGAACCTACACGAGCATATTCAACCCAGCGCAAAAGTACGTCAATGTATTACTGATTCCTTTCCGTGGTCGTGAGCTTCTAATCTGGACCGATAATGGTACATGTCTCAGCCATACGTTTGAGAATCTTGACTACCCTAACGACATCGCAACCGCACCAATCCTTCCCGCTGGTACGTTCTCGGTTACCGTGCCAAACGGAAAGATAACCTTCCAAGCGGCTCGATGTTACTTTGAACAATCGGGCTATATCCTTGGAGCGCCTAAGGTATTCCGGTATGCACCGACTGTAGGTGATTGGAATACTCCAACTTTCCAGACGTATCATGAGTACTTTGGAGACGGGGCTACATACCCAACCATTACCGCAACAATCGTTGAAGACACTGCCGGTTATCCTACTTTTGTCCCTAACGGCACTAAGAAGAATGTACGCATCAAGGTTGCCTATTCTGGGGCCTCAGGAGGCACAAACAGCGGGCTTTACTGCTCGGATGGATGGATGGACCCAGACTACAGCAGTACCGCTCTAGGGCATCAAGTAGACATTACAACGGCTGTTGAGTCTCTTAGCCTGTCGTTAGGTGAAGATGGTCGCACGGGGCTTGATATGACAACCCGTGTAAAACGCTTGATTGACCTCGGAGTTTCACAGCCAACCATTACTGGTGATAGACCGGTTGCGATTCAGCTGAAGTCAAACCACCCAACGAAGGTATGGGTGGATTTGTTCCGTGGAACTCTAAGCCCACCAGAAATCATATATGAGCCCGGTGAAGGTGGTCCACAGTTCAGCCTGTTGAAGTTTACTGGTGAAGACCGCTTCGGTGACTTTGACGTTTCAATGTGCCAAGAGTCTATACCACTAGATGGTAACTCAATCGGTGAAGTGTTCTATAACATCATGCCGTTAGCAGGTTACGATCCAGCCGTATACCTACAGCAGAACCACAGTAGTACGTTTACCATCCCTCAGAGCGCAGAGATATCTAAAGCTGGATATGCTTTGATTCCTAAACGTGGTGATTATCCCGGCGGTATCCTTCAAGGCTTCCGTGATACTTACCTTGCTAACTGGTTTATGGGTTGGAAGCCTACAGCCCTTGGAACTCCAGTCGGTGGTTACATGCTGGCTATCTCAGACCCGGCAGCGGTTGGCAATGATATTGCGGTAACCCTTTATCAGTCTACTTACGATGCCATTGCTTACGGTGGGTATACGGCAGCTCAGGGAGCAAAGCGTACCGTACGAAACATGAAACGGTACTTTGAAAGTCCGGAAGCAAACCAGATTGCGGTGATTGGTGCAGACCCTAAAACTAACCGATTACTTTATAACTTTACCTACGTCGATGTAAACAGCCAAGACCCAACCTATGCACCCTCTGCAAGGCCTCAGAACTGGCGAGGAAGGCCGGTAGAGTACATCCTAAGTGAACCATCCCTAACCAGTCAAGCGGCTGTAGATCAGGCTGCTGAGCTGCTCGGTGAACGCTTAGTAAATGGTCGGCAGTTGATTGAGTGGGAGAGTGATTTACTAACCTATCAGGATGTTAATGATCACCTAAACATCGTATGGGTTGGTGATGTGGTTGAGATTCTGGAAGAGTCAGACCCTGATAATCCACTAGACCCACCTGTGCAACTCGGCACATATCAGGTTATTAGCATCCCGCAGATTCAGTTTGTAAAAGAGCAAGTTACAGACAACACGTTTACACTACGTCAATGTGTCTATAAAGGCATCTACAAGGCTGATGTAGACACGTACATCCCCGGACCCGGTGACTAATGGCAATCTATATTGACCGCGCAAGAACCAGCAGTGTTGGTGCGACAGCTACGTTTGATGTCAAGATACACGTATTCCCTGTGGATGTACCTACACCAGATCCACTTGATGATTACTTTCCCCAGTACTTCAATTTTGGTAGCAATCAACAGAGCGTTCAAGTCACTACGTTGTTTACGGCTAGTACGTCTGGCTTTGGTACAACATCGTGGACGTGGTCGGTTTACTTTAGGTGTGTCTGTAATAACGGATTTGGAACAACCAACACCGTAAACCTTACTGTGCAGAGCGGTACAGGTACGGCAGCACAAGCACTAACAGGTATAAGCGTCAACATTGGTGCGGTGCTTGCAACCTATACCGGTGAGGTCAACCAGTCAACGGTGTACTGGGATATCACACAGCCGACATTTGGTGGACCGGGTAGTGATTACCCAGACATTACATACAACAACTACGAAACCGCTAACGTAGGCGGTACGGCATTTGCGCGGGTTGTTATTCAAGGGCTTACCGCTTCAGCCTCTGGGGTTATTGGTACTGCATCAGCCATGACGCATGACCTTAGGACGGCTTGGTTCTACAAGAACAATACAGGCGTGGCTAAAACCTTTACTATCGGTGGGCAGACTGTCAACGGTGTAAGCCTAGCATCGAGTGTGCCGGGGTACGCTCACAGCTACGCAGGACAATCTACAACAGCCACACAAAGCATTGTTCAAGGTATCAATAACCTCAATCCACATGCCATCGCTGAGGTTGTATCTAACTACACGCTCCGGCGCTTAGTACGCCTCAAGGGTCAAATTAGGAGCTACAACCTAAACTACTACGATGACTTGGATGTACGGATAACTGGCTTTGATATGCCTACCGGATACCGCGACATCGTGGCTACTGCTGGGCAGTTTCAAGAGGATGGGTCATCAGCCAAGTACAACGTTTCAGATACGCTTACATCGGCAGGTGGAGCAACACAAAGCCAAAGCACCACGGTAGACACTACGCCGTCACAAATCTATGCAGACATCAAAGCATCAAGCCTAACGGCTCTGGGGGATGACAGCACTAACACCAAGATGATGCTACGTGGTTGGCACTTCCCTGGTGCTTCAGTAATCCAAGCGGACGAGGTTGATGTTTCAACGGCATCCATTGCAGATACTAGAAGCTTCACCGCTCCCGGCTTTGGTTTGAACTCATACCGGTACATGAAGGTGCAGATAAAAGCACCATCCGGAACTACACATAACGGCACAATAAGCGTTACCTACCAGCCCGGTAACCATACAAAGTCATGGGAAGTAAGCACTAACAGCGCAACCTTTATCGATGTCTACTTGGATTTGTGTAGCCCCCAAAACAAGACAAGCACACTGGATGAAACAGATCATCCTTACCCTAGGATGAATCCGCTTGACACTAATAGCACCAGTCAAATGGAGGATGGAGATTACTGGGGCGTAACCCGTATAACGCAGATTGCTTTAGGGCATACAGGCTTGGTGATGGGTGACATCAAGTTAGTAGTTCAGGGCGCTGATACTGACTACACAAAGGGCTACTGGATGCCTGCTAGGGCATGGAATAAACAGCAGTTCACAACGTATGGTGGAAACACATACACCACAAACCGGCACTTCTTAGCCGACTGCCAAGGTAACAGCATGACGGAGGAAGGTTGGGCAGTCTGGCAATCAAGCCCAGCCACTAATACCATCAGTACCATCGCTGACTTTGTTGGTGCTATGAATGCCGTAGATGGAACCGTAAAGCGCCATCAGGGCTATACAGCAAGCGCAAGCACACCGCTTGCTAGTGCTGGTTATATTCGGGATGGATACGCTAACAGCACGACCGGACACGCCTACTGGTTAGGCGGTACTACCTTCCGGACAATAGGTGGTTCTGCTGAGATAAAGAACTGGGTAGAGACAGACCAAAGCGATGACGGGCCAGAGGCGCAAGTTGCAGCACAAACGTACTTCCGCTCTATTAACGGTAACTTTGTACCGGATATCTTTGATGTCTTTGAACAGGACGATGCAGGGAGTCTATGGCTATCGATAGGCTCTGTATCCTACCAGCGTGGTCGTTCTCATGGGCTGGTACTTGCAACTGATGCAGATCCGCTTGAAGCGGAGACAGTGCAGCTCATACTAGATTCAAATGGTTCGGTTCGTGGTTCAGGTGTATCTGATGTGATGGGTAGGTATTACACCGCCCAGCCTATGGGTTTAGGTCAAAAAAATCACAACACCATATGCCTAGCGCAAAACTCAGGAGACCCTGACCCGCTCTACGATAACAAGTCCTATAGGTTTGTATTCAAGAATCCAGCACCAGTGGGTGATGTTTTCTCAGCTGATAGGAATCCTATCTACGAACACTTCTACGCGACGGTACAAAGCGGTGATGTTAGCCTATGGAGGGCAAACGGTCCACTCGGAACAGACTATACCGAGACACCTACAACAATCACGGGAGTGACCGACCTTGCGATTCGATGCTTGAGGCGTGATGCTGACCTTGGAACAATCATCTTTACTCAAGAATCTAGCGGACTGAAACGATACTACACAAGCAATGATGGAGGCACGGTAAGCGTGGCAACAGTAATAAACTCGACCGGCTCACACCCTGCGCTAGTGGTTGATAATCAAGGACAGGAGATCTACATCTGGCGTACATCTGGAAGTGATATCCAGAGCAAGATATTAGATGCCTCAGGAACCGTTGTAATGGCTGCTACGACCGTTGTAACAGGTAACGTGGCTAATGACTCAATATCGATATATGAGCGGCTAGATGACCTGTACATTGTTTACAACCATCAGAGCAATGGCATCACGGTTGTTAGGTCGGTGGATGGCGGTAGAACTTACGCCTAGAAGAAAGGGGTGGTGGGCAGCGAAGATGCAGAAGGGAGACTGCCCACCGGTGTCGGGAGATAAGATCGACAAGGAGAATATATCACCATGTCTAGACCAATCGCTTTAAGGGCAGCTAAAGAAGCCCTAGACAATGTGGGTGTGCAGGAAGTTGGAGACAACCGTGGCAAGGCGGTTGAAATCTACCAAGCATCCACCATCCCTCCTGTGCCACCCGGTAGCCCTTGGTGCGCTGCCTTTGTGGTTTATAGGCTAAGGAATGCGGCTCACGACTTGGCCCTAACAATCCCGGCTGACTGGCCACGCTCGGCATACTGTCCCGATCATGGCAACTGGGCAAGGCGTACCAAGAACTGGGTAAGCGTAAAGGATGCGGAAGCAGACCCTACTAAAGTGCGTATAGGTGATTTGGTTTGCTTTTGGTTTGCACCGCTGAACAGGCTTGCTCACATCGGCATCGTTACCGGGGTATTCCCTTGGGGTGTCAAGACCGTAGAGGGTAACACGAGTCCAGAGATGGAAGACGAAGACAAACCAGAACGCGAAGGTGACGGTGTCTACCGCAAGGCTAGAGCATGGCGCGAGCTTGGCGCAAACGGTGGTTTTGTGTCTATCGATTGGTAGTATAAAGCAACGAACCCGGCAAGCCTCTGTATATGCTCAAACTGCCGGGTCTCTTATTGAGTGGGTATTTCCAAAATGGAACTAACCACTTGAACTGTTTCCATAATGGAAAGAGTTGAACTTGTAAGAAATCCTTACAAGTTGACAATGATACTACTGCGTTGAATGGCTGTATGCCTTCCGGTGGGATACTGCTGGTGAGGTAACAGCCATTGACAGTCATTGAACATAAACCAGAATCAAACGAATTATCGTTATGTCTCATGTCCGACCTGCACATTGGTGGGTTACATGTAGACTATGACCTGATTGAAAAAGAACTCAAACACGCAAAAGATATCGGCGCAAAGATATTAATAAACGGGGATGTCTTTGATGCCATCATGCCTGGAGACCGTAAGCGTTACCGCGCTAACAACCTACATCCCCGGATGTTCCGCGCTGGTGATGACATGATCGGCGAATCTATCCGCTGGGCTATCGAAATACTAGAGCCATACAAAGACAACATCATCATGATAGGTGATGGTAACCACGATGACGCGGTGGCTAGATACCATCATATAGAGCCCGTGAAACACCTTGTGATTGCCCTGAATGGAACAGGTAGTACTAAGATAAAGTATGGCGGTTATCACGGGTTTATCCACGTCAAGATGCCTGTAGGTGAGTCAGCAAGTAGGGCACGTTGGGCGCATTACGTCATCCATTATCATCATGGCGCTGGAGGAGCTGCGCCAGTCACAAAGGGCGCGATTACTTTCTCCCGTGCTTCTATGTGGCTTGAAGGTGTAGACGCTATCTGGAGAGGTCACACGCATCACAGGCAAGCGGGACGCGACAGCAAGATAAGCTTCAATCCTTCCATCCTGGAACCGTCAGAGCGTGTCTTATCCAAGGATGTGCTAACGCTCCGCACTGGATCCTATATAGACACTTACAAGGGTACGACAAGCGAGGAGCTTATACAGCACGGTCGGAAGGATGGCTATGCTGCTTTGTGGGATGCGCCCAATCTGCCTAAAGGTGGCTTGATGCTTCACCTAAGATGCACAAGGAATAAAAGCAATCCAAACCAGCCACATGTGCCAAGGGTTATAGATCGCTTAGAACTCTAGACAGCAAAAGACCACCCTTCTTTCGAGGGGTGGTCTTACGCTTCCAAGCACCGTTTGTAGTTGTTTTGATTTCCCTTGCGGGTGACTTGATTCTATCGCATCAGCTCCGCAATCCAATCAGCAACCCATTTACGGATGTCATATTCTGATGGTGGACCCCATGCAAACTGCTCGCCATCAATAATGATGTCAACACCGTTTGAGCTAAACACCATGTGTGTCATAGCACCCTTGAAAGTGTGGATGAAAAGAGTACGAGCGATTGGCTCATTGGAAAAGCGCACTGTCTTGGTGTAACGGAAGGAACCGTTTTCCTCATCCCAGTTGCAATCGTTGCTAATCTCTACCGAATCAAACTGATGCTCTTTGCCCTTGATGGCTGCCGTAAGGCGCTCAAACGTGTACTGCTCTGCTACTGTCATTACTTATCTCCCTGCGGTGTATATCCGCAATAGGTTTATACACCATGTGCGGATATCTGTCAAACTGTTTTTATGGTTACTGATTCGGTAGCCGGGATTAGATCAAGCCCAGGCGCATTGTCAAGGGCAAAGTCGCTGAGTTTACTAACCAGCACGGTGTGCTTTGTCTTGACTGCTTCCGGGTTGTGATGCATCAGCCATGCCACGGTTTCTTCTTCGTCAACTACCTTGACCCGCTCGGCTACAGTTCGGAATGACACCGTGCCATATGGACAGGTCCACGTCTTGACCTTCAAGGAGCCGTCTGCCTTGCGTGGTAACTGGCTCATTGCGTAGTCTTGCAGCTGTGCGTTGTACTGACGCTTTAGCCATTCAAGCCGTGCAACTTGTTTACCGATAATCTTGACCATGTTATTGGTGATTGCGTCAAGCTTATCTTTCTCGGCTTGTATGCTTGCCTCGATGTCCATACGCTTGCGCATGACCAGCAGTGCGAGATCTTCTGGTGATTCCTCGCCTGTTATCCAGCCGGATGCTGGACCGGCATACTCGCCGGTTTCCTCGTCCCACAACTCGCCATCTATGATGTCAAAACCCATTATCTAATAACCTCCCAATCTTCCCGTGCTTCTTGAATCTGTCGATCGTACAGGTCATCAATGCAAGGACACCAAACGTGCCTATTGCCATCAGCCCTGTACATAATCAGATTTCTTTCTCCGATTTTAGAGAACCGGACAAAACTGCCCGGCTCCCATGCTTTGCGCCTGATGCTCAAGCCCTCAAGCAATCTTGTATATACTTCTCCGAATCTCAACGGTTCAAACCTCTTGGCTTGATAGGCTCAGAAATAACGATGTTTCCCTGTGGGCCTCGTGGCAGCTGATTGGTTGCTGTGTTGCCATCGTCATCCTCATCAGCTGATATCGCCAGGAGTGCAGACACGCTGTATCTCCTGCCGTAAGTAAGAGCAGAGCCAAGCCCGTGAGCATCAGGCTTAGTTACCGGGATGGTTGCTGTTGTGCTGATCCACTCACCTGATGTATGGATGATTCGGCTCTCTACTGTAATCGCTACAACCTTGCCATCTGTGACTATGGTGTCTGTAGTGCCTTGCGTTAGCATCAAGTCGTTAGCCGTCAGGATAGGGCGCAGAGCGTCCAAGATGGAATCCAAGGTGACGTACTTGGAGCGAAAGGCAGGGTTAGTGCCTTCCTTACTGATGCCCTGCATCCGGCTTTGTGCCTTAATGAGTGATGGGGCAATAGCGCCTATTGTTTCGCTGCTAGTCATTCTTTATCTCCCTCTGTATCTGGGTCAGTAATGCTGATCCAAACGGTTTTATCGTTGAACTTGATTAGGTTGTCTTCGATGAAAAACTTACTGTTCCTGTCACGCTCGTAGATGAGCCAATCTTGGGCTTCATCTAATGTAAGCTCGTGAGAAGTTTTCAAACCGTGAGCCGTGATGGTTTTGCCCTCTTCGTCGGCATCTTCAACCATAGTGTAGGCTTGTTGGAAAAGTGTCATTCTTATCTCCCGTACCGCTTGGTACACATCAATAATATATTCTAACGGTGTATATGTCAAGTCTTGACAATATACTAAGTGTGTATATACAATGGGGCATGATTAGAGGATTGACCCAACAGGAGCTGGCGCGTAGGACTGGTTTTACACAACCACGTATCAGCGACTATATGACAGGCAAAAAGGCTCCATCGGACACAAGTTTGATGAAGCTCGCAGAAGCGATGGATATGGATCCTGCGGAACTCTCGAAGCAGTTGATGTTGCGTAGGACACTCCGCAAGGGTAAAGCACCGGAAGCATCGGAGCAACCGGGCGAATAAGTTAGAGATAGTTAGGAGATAAAGAAGATGCGACGATGCAACGAATGTGGGAACTCGGTAGAAGATACAGATCGAATGTGTACGGCTTGCCGGTTGGCAGAATGGCGGCACTTTGAACGCCATGCACAGCAGGCACGTAGACGGCAGGAGGCACTTGATGCTAACCGACAGGCACACAATGCAAGGCGGCGTAACATCGATGGTGCAATCAAGGCAGGCATTATCACTGCGGTTAGCGTGATGCTGTTCCTTGCTCTGGTATCTGCTACCCGTGATGCTATGCGATACGAGTACATCACAAAGCCTGCAATGCTCAAGGCAAACGGTGTTAGATGAGTAACTATACATTACTGCAAGGGCATTGTCTGGAAGTACTCCGGACACTGCCTGCCGAATCGGTGCAAACCTGCATCACATCCCCGCCTTACTTTGGCTTACGTGATTACGGATGCGATGGGCAGATAGGGCTAGAGTCTACACCTGATGCTTTCGTATCTTCATTGGTTGATGTGTTTGCAGAAGTGCATCGAGTCTTGAAATCAGACGGTACGCTTTGGCTAAACCTTGGTGACAGTTATGCTGCACAGCGTGGCGGCACTTCAATGCCAGCGGAAACATTAGCCGGTGGTATTGGTGGCAAAGGTGACAAGGCTGCACACCGTGGACATGATGGAGCAGCTGGACACGCACACCGAAACGCCAGCAATATAGGGCTAAAGCACAAAGACCTTATCGGCATCCCTTGGCGTGTTGCTTTTGCCCTCCAGCAGTACGGCTGGTATCTACGGCAGGACATCATCTGGCACAAGCCTAACCCTATGCCGGAATCGGTAACTGACCGATGCACCAAGGCACACGAGTACATCTTTCTGCTGTCAAAGTCAGACCGCTACTTTTACGATTACGAAGCAATAAAGGAAGATGCCATTACACCTCCTACTGTAAGAGATAAACACGCTGAAGGATACCAAGCAGATTATTCAAAGGGCGATAGGTTCAGCTCTGGTGCTCGTGTATATGGCGCAGATGGTAGACGCAACAAACGAAGCGTCTGGACTGTATGCACAAAGCCCTACAAGGGCGCACACTTTGCCGTATACCCAACCGAACTGATACGACCTTGTATCCTTGCCGGTAGCCGTCCCGGTGACACCGTGCTTGACCCATTCAATGGAAGCGGTACAACTGGTTTTGTATCAATGGAAGAACGGCGGAAGTACATCGGGATTGATATCAACGATGAGTACTTAGCCATTGCAGAGGCTCGAATCAAATCAGCTCAGGTTCAAGAACAGATGGACTTTTAGTGCAGGTTAGACCAAGCATAATACGGCAGACGCTCCGGAAGCTGAGACAAGCCCCGGAGCGTTTGCTGTCTCATGACGAGATGCTACTGCTGCACTACGGCTGGTCACATGGCATCGAAAAGGACGAGTGCCTAGATGCTATGATCCGCCATAACTTTGCCTTCATCAGGGAGGTATGCAAGGTCATCAAGCACAAAGAACATTTCACGGATGCCTGCCAGTACTGCGTTGAGGGCTTGATACGAGCGATCGAAAAGTGGGAACCAGAGCGTGGATTGAGGTTTAGCACCTATGCACATCCTTGGATTTACCAGAAGCTTAGGCGATACCAAAGCAACCAATACAGAACCATCCGGATTGCCGAACACACACTGGTCAAGTGGCACAAGCTCAAGCGGCATTATGTCATACTGGAACTCGAACTAAAGCGACCACCCACAGATGCAGAACTAGCCGAGCGTAGCGGGATGAGCCTAGAGACCATCGACATCTGCCGTACCGCAGCAGGCATTGAGCCGATGTCCATAGAAACCCCGGTACAAGGCTCCGAGCTGGTCTTGGCGGATACTGCGGTATTCGGATCAACACCAAGCGCGGAGGATGTTTTTTTCAATGAAGCCGAGGAAGGAACCCTAACCGAAGCCCTCGGAAAGATGGATGATGAAACAAGGCAGATGGTAGCCCTACACCTTGGGCTTGATGGACGTGTACCGCAGACGATACACATGGTAGCCAGCCGTTACCGTATACCGCCCGTGGTGGTCAAAGAGCGTATCAATAAGGCATTGCAGGAACTGAGGAACATCCATGAGACATCTTGAAGACCGAGAGCAGATAGCCCTTATCACTTGGGTACGGCTGATGGAATCCAAACACCCTGAGTTATCAACCATCTACCACTGCCCCAACGGTGGACACCGTGACATCAGGGCAGCTGCAAAGTTCAAAGCCATGGGAGTGAAGGCGGGTGTCTGGGATATCTTCCTGCCTTGCCCAGCGCCGGGGCTCTACATCGAGATGAAGGCTGGTAAGGGCAGGCTAACACCGGGGCAGGTGTCCTTTAGGGATGCCTTGCTACCGTACGGGTATTCTTTCGTGGTGGCTTATAGTTGGGTTGATGCTGCCAAGGCTATAGGGAGTCACATTGGCTTTGAGGTTACCTTATGAATCCATACCTCATAGATGAACCACAGGTAGTTAGTTTCTCTGGCGGTCGTACATCTGGCTTCATGCTCTGGCAGATTGTTCAGGCTCATGGTGGCACTTTGCCGGATTACGTCAAAGTAGCGTTTGCAAATACTGGGCTTGAGCATCCAGCCACATTAGACTTTGTAAAAGCCGTCTCAGAGAACATCACGCCTGTCACATGGATTGAATATGTCAACTCCGAAGAAGGTAAGAACACTTACAAGGTGGTTGATTATCAAACCGCATCACGTAATGGTGAACCTATGGAAGCCATTATCGCGAAGCGAAACTACCCACCGAATGTTGTCAGCAGATACTGCACGGCTGAAACCAAGATAAGACCGATTGCCAAGTACATCAAGCAATCAACAGGCTGGGATACTTGGACAGATCTGATCGGCTTACGAGCTGATGAACCAAGGCGTGTACATAGACTAAAGTCTGATGGCAAGCGGGAGATTCTATGTCCTATGTACCACGCTGGGCATACGTTAAAAGATGTCTTGGATTTCTGGGCATCAATGCCTTTTGACCTTGACCTGCCACACAAGGATAATTCATACGGTAACTGTGTCTGTTGCTTTCTCAAAAGCACACCAAAGATTCTGCGGATTATGGCAGAAGAACCAGACAAAGCAGACTTTTGGATTCGTATGGAAGAACTCAAGGGACAACCTTTTAGGCGTGACCGAGCGCCATATAAGCAACTACTAGACATGGCAACCAGTCAAGGTTCTATGGACTTTTCAGATGATGACTTGTTTGAATGCAACTGCACTGATTGATGTATAATGTCAGTGAACCTGTCCTTCTGGTTATGGACTTTGTCCACCCTCCGGCTGATCCCCGGAGGGTTTCCAGATGCAGGTATCTCAGAGGACAACAGGTTACATCATGGCAATACCAGCCACCGATGCTGTTCAGGCTATTTCATTCCTGAGGCATCTATTCAAGCCATACTCGGACGGCTTTATCGAGATTCGTCCGCTCTCCAAACATAACCCTGTACACGCTAACCGGACAACCTACAGGCTCCCAGAATGCCTAAAGGGTGAAGCCGGGCAGGCATTGAGCCAGCACATCATTTCACTTGCTATGCGTGGTTATGATGTCTATGTAGGCATTTGTCCAAGGGTTGCTCCAGAAGGTCCGGGACGCAAGCTAGGCAAAGATGCTATCGAGCAAGTTGGCGCAGTGTGGGTAGATCTAGATGCAAAGGTAGAGGGCGCGAGTAGTCAAGTATTGCTTGACACCTGCGACATCGTGGTTTCTACCGGCAATGGTTGGCACGGCTACGCACTAACCAAGAGCGTAAGCAAGGTAACCACTGCACGAGACCGAACAACCCTAGAAACCAGAATCAGGCATTGGGCAAATGGGTTGCTGGCAGGCACTGATAATGTATCCAACGTAGACAGGATATTGAGGGTCCCCGGTACGCTGAACTGGAAGGATAA